TCATCCCAAGGCACGACGTTCACCTTCAATGGGACGGATTACACCGTCACCAGCGTGCAGGTGGACTACGGAGCCGAGAGGCAGGTCGTGTCCGGTGCCCACATGGGGCTCGGCCCAGACGATTTCGAGCCGGTCTTCACCACAGGCCGAACTCGCGACGAGCGACCCACCGTCCAGATCGATTTTATCGGTGGGGCAATCCCAGGGATCAACGCCTCTGGGTGGCTCTCAGTCTCTGGAAAGTTGTCGTTCAACGGCGGAGCGACCTGCATCTCATCGCAGGTCACGGCCGCGATCGGCGAGTTGGTGCGAGGCTCTGCGTCGTTTCGCGTGGAGGTCTGAGTGTGCCGCCGGCCATACCGTTCAACGCGACCTTCTCGTTCAAGGGGCTGTCGGCACAGGTGACCGGCCTGTCGGTGGAAACGCCGACCGCCGAGATCGTCGACATGACCGGTGTCAACGACGTCAAGGGGTACAGCATTCAGGTTCCGACCGGCGACATCCGCGGCGGTTCGATCACGGTCGACTTCCTGAATCAAGCCGGTGGCTCCGACCCGCAGTCGCTGGTCGGCCAGTACGGCTTATTGGTGTTCACGTCGAGTGCGTACTCGGTCTCCAGGCAGGTGATTCTGGAGAGCGCGAACATCGACGCCAGGACAGGTCAGTTGGTTAGTGGTCAGTTGAAATTTCGTATGACGGACTATTACGGGTGACAAGGAGGCACTGGTGGCTCTTTCCAAGAAGGCGATCCTCGAGGCCAAGGACATCAAGACCATGGAGGTCGAAGTCCCCGAGTGGGGCGGCTTCGTCATGGTCAGGGTGATCAGCGGCGCCGACCGAGACGTGTTCGAGCAGGCGTACAGCGAGAAGAAGATGGACGCCTTCCGCACGCGGTTTCTCGTGCTGACTCTCTGCGACGACAAGGGGGAGAGGCTCTTCACAAACGACGAGGTCGAGGCACTCAACGCGAAGTCGAGCAAGGTGCTCAACCGTCTCTTCGACGCAGCGTGGGAGTTCAACGCCTTCACGCCGGCCGCCGTGGAGGCGCTGGGAAACGATTCGCCGAGCGACCAGAGCGACTCTTCTACATGAGGCTCGCCCTGGCGCTCGGAATGAGCGTCAAGAGGATGCTGAAAGAGGTCGACAGCGAGGAGTTATCCGAGTGGGCGGCGTTTGACCAGATATACCCGCTTCCGAATCCATGGCTTCAGACGGCACGTATCTGCCGGACGATCATGGCGGCGAGCGGGAACTACAAGCGAATCCCAGACGAAGACATCTTCATACCGGCGGCCCGCAGGAAGCCGCAGACGCAAGAGCAGATGATGGCCGAGTTGGCGAAGTTGACGAACCCGCCGCAGGGATGAGGCGATGGCAAACTACATCGGCAAGATCGCCGCGGTCGTCACGGTCAACAACCAGCAGTTGGCCCGCGGTCTTAATGCTAGCGCTCGCGATGTCGATCGGTTTGCTCGCGGCGTTCGATCCACCATCACCTCTGCCACCGGGTCGGCAGGCAGGTCGTTTGATCAGATATTCACGTCTGTCCAGCGGCTTGAGAGAGCCATCCAGCAGGCGAGGATTGGCAACTTAAACATAGGAGTCTCCGAGCGCGACGCCGACCGCATCAGAGCCCTGGTGGGGGCCGCGAACGATCTCAGCAGGCCACTTCAGCAAAGCGTTCGTGGCTTCGAGAACCTCTCCTCGGCGGTCCAGAACGAATTCATCGGCTCTCTTGTGCGCGCTCAGAACGCCGCGCAACTGACGCAGAACGCCATTGAACGCGGTCAGATACGAAACGCCCAAGGCTACGAGAACCTCAAGCGCGTCATCGACCAAGTCACCGAGTCGCAGCGCCGCCTCTCCGAGGCCGACACCACCGTCCGCGGCCTCGCCACCGGCCGCGAACTGCGATTCGTGCAAGGCGACTTCGCGGCAGAAATCCAACGCGCCGCCGCGTCGCAGGCATCCGCGTCGGCCTTGCCGGCCAGCACCCGCAGAAGCGGCGATATCGCTCTGTTGGTCGATCTTCAGCGGCGCGAGGCCGAGGAGGCAACGAGGCTTCTTGCTGTGCTTGAGAACATCCGCAACACCAGGCGAGGCGATGCGGCATCAGCCCAGGCAGCCTTGGACGCTCAGGTGCAGCGGCTCGGGGAAGCAAACGCGCGACTTGAGCGGCAAGTCAGGCTGTCGAACGAATTGCGTGCCATCACTTCATCTGGGCCGAGGGGAACAGAACTCGCGTTCACAAACCCAGGATTGCAAAGAGAACTTCAGGCTTCTGCTGCTGCGAGGCAAGCGGCTGCGGACTCATCCGACCCCGCAAGGTTCGCGGGGCTTGTCCAGCAGTTGACTCAGGTCGAATCGCTGATTGTCGGAATTCAGGAACAGGTCTCTAGGCGAGTCGACGCAAACCTCGACACGACGGACGCTCAGCGCCGGCTCGAGCAGGCGAGGGAAACGGCAAGAAGGTATCGCGAGGAGATTGAGGCCGGTATTCGCGCCCTCGCAAGCCAAGAACGAGAGCAGGAGCTTATCGCTAACACAGGCGCTAGAACACCACTCCGCAGCGACACAGACCCCACCGGCCGAACGATCCAGCAGAGGTCTGCGGACATTGCGGCTCTGCGCGACCGCGAGGCAGTCGCCGCCCGGCAGCGATCAGCCGAGGAATTCCTCGGCCTCAACATCCCCGAGGCCCAGCGAGGCTTGGCAGCCCTCGGCGCGTCGGTCAACTCTGTCCGAGATCAGGTCGGCCAATTGCCGGATTCGGTACGCGGTCAATTCGTCCCGGCTCTGCGAGATGCCCAGCAGGAATACGTCAGGCTGGTTTCCTCTGGAACGGCAACGGCAGCACAGATCGAACAGGCGGCAGCACGCGCTCGAAACCTTGCGGCTGAGATAACCAGAGCCCAGCGAGCCGCCCAGGCGTTCGGCGGGACGTTCCGCGACTTCGCGGACCAGCGTGACTTCCGCGGCGCGGTCGGTGGGCTCGAGTTCCTCAGAAACACGCTGACCAGGGCCACAGGCGACACAACCAGGGCCGAGCGGGCTCTGGACGACTACGCGGCGGCACTTCAGCGGGCGGCAAGCGTGCCTGGCGGGTTCCAGAGGTACGCAAGAGAACTTGATCAAGTGCAGCGCGAGGCCGTCGAGGCCATCGCAGCCACAGACGGCGTGCGGCTCTCGGCCTCGCGAATTCAAGAAGGCTTCCGCCGCACAGGCGATGTCGCTCGAGGCGGCTTCGGCAACGTTCAACTCGCCGTCCAGCAGGCAGCGTTCGCCGTCGACGACTTCTTCAGCGTCACCGGCGACCTGAGCCAGAGAATACGAGCGGTGGGGAACAACATCTCCCAGCTTGGTTTTGTCTTGGGAAGCACAGAGGGCTTGGTTGCGGGAGTCGCGTTCTCCATCGGCGCGCAACTTGTCGCATCGCTAATTAAGTGGAACAACTCAGGAACAGAATCCAAAGACAGAGCAGAGGCTCTTAACCAAGCCCTCGCTCGCCAAAAGTCACTTGTTGAGGAGTTGGCGCAAGCGTTCGATGCCCTTGGCGACAATCTTCTGCGCGGCGTGTTTTCTCCAGCCGCCGAAGAGGCAAGGGATTTTGCTCGCCAGATTGAAGAAATCCGCAGAAAACAGCAAGAACTCAGGAACGCTGGTGTTGTTGACCTGGACCCGGAGGTGCAGCGGCAGCGAGCCATACGCGGAGCCCGAGAGCGGCAACTTGAAGGCGAAGAAAACATTGGTCGTCGTGTTGCATTGCAGCAGCAAATCAACGAGGCCCGCCGGGCCGAGCAGGAAGCTGCGCAGTTCGCGATTAATCGCCCCGCACCCACTCCTCTGGAGATCAGGGAAATCCTACTGGCCGCGGTCGGGTCACAGACGCAGGGCGGGCTGTTGGGAATTGCTGGCCTCGGAGATTCCCGGCGCCGGCAGGCCCAAGTCAGAGATCAAGTTGATGCCGCAGGCGGAGACCAACGTCAACTTCTTGAAATACTGCGAGCGGAAAGAGAGCGATTGCTGCCCGAGTCGCTACAGAGCGACTTTCTCTCCAACGAAGCGGCGCCGGCGAGGTTTGCGGTTCAGCAGTTGACTGGAGTCATTGAGAGACTCGAGAGAGAACTTTCATCCGGTATCAATGACGCTGCGACTGAACTATTTCAGTCAATAAGCACCCCGGCGCAAAGGCTCCGAGACGCCCAAGACACACTCCGCGAAGCCGTTGAGGCCGGAGTCCCCGGCGCAGAGCAATTGCTGGACTCCGTCAACCAGATCGGCGCCGGCTTGGACAGAGCAAGGCAGACAATCGTCAACCGCCTAGAGGAGGAGCTGCCTCTCGACCAGGCAACCGTTGACGCCGCGATCCGCCAAAGAGACGCAGCCCTTCGTGATGCAGAGGCCACCCAGAGGGCGGTTGCTGCTACGGACATCGCCCGCCAAGCCCTTGAACGCTTCGCCGACGCACTTGACAGAGCCAGCAAAGAAGCCCAGTCCAACCTCCAGTCCGCCCAGCAGGCGGCTGACCAAGCCCGCCGCGCTGACCTTGGGTTCAGCACTCCAGCGACACGCCGGGCGATAGAGCAGACCGCCGCTGACTTGGATCGGCAACGAGAACTGGCTGGCAATGTCGACGAGGAGGTTGCCGCAGCAAGGGAGCGGTTTTCTGGTCGTGTCCGCGAGGTGCAGGAGATTCGACGGAGAGGCGAGATTGCGCTAGGCGCGCGTCGAAGTAGCGGAGAAGCATTTCGTCTCGCCGCCGAAGCCGGGATCGATGCTCGCAACCTCGACCTCGTCGTCGCTGAAGCCCGCGAAAGGGGAAATGAAGAACTGGCGAGACGGGTAGAAGAAGCAATCAGAAGTTTGAACCAGGCTCAGATAGACCTTGGTATAGAAGGCCGAGATTTCTGGGGCGGCATCCGGCAAGCCGTCGACGAATACGAGTCCGTTATCAATGACGCAGCCAGTGAGGCAGAGAGGGCGTTGTCTCGGGTTGCGGAGATTGACAGACAACTTCAAGCGACAGGAGTCCTCGCGCCGGGGCAGCGAGAGGAACTAGTTCGCGAGCGCGCACGCCTTGAAGGTCAAGTAGTTGATCTCGATGATCGCGTGCGCCGCGCTAGAGACGAATCGACCCGAGAGGCCGAACAGGCGGCGGCGGCTGCCCGCGGACGTGAACTTTCTCTGACCCCGACCCAGCGAGCAGCCGAAGAACTCGCCAGAGACCTCGAGGCCATCCGGCTTGAGTTTGGCAGGCGGGCCGAGGAGACCACCGGTCTCGTCGATCAAGCCGGATTGCAGGAGGCGCAGCGGCGTCGGTTTCAAGAAGTTGCTAGGCAACAAGCCCCACTCCTCGCCGGCTTCGCCGACGAGGTGCAGAACTCGATCCTGCAAGGCCCGTCGCGGGCGGCGCTCCAGGCTTCCGACGCCTCGACGCTCGAGGGGCAGCGAGAACTCAACAGGCTCCTGCGAGGCGACGACTCGGCGAGAGACGTCAACCTCGTGGAACTACAGAGGCAGACACAGGCACTCGACGAGTTGGTCAGACTGACTCGCGAAGGCCCACAGGTTGCGGAGTAATCATGCCAGACATCACCTATTCCATCTCCTTCAAGGTTGACAAGGACAACTTTGTCAACCAGTTGCAGGTAAATCAGGTCACCGCGTCGATGACGCTGGGAGGCTACCAGAGCCTCGTCTACGACCTGACGACGAACGCCACGTCGATCTCGACGGCGAACCTGTCGAGCGTCGGCATGGCGTTCCTGCGGAACTTGTCTACGGCGACGGCGTCGACCGTGCAGATCGGCATCAACGCCGGCGGGTCGTTCGGGTCGTTCGCGACTCTGCGTGGCGGCGAGCCGGCGGTCGTCAGGCTCTCGGCCGGGACGGAATACGAGGCCGTCGGCGTCGCCGGCACCCGCCTGCGCGTCGACATTACGGAAGGCTGAGTCGTGGCGATCGTCAAAGAAGTCACCGCCGGCGTGCAGTACGAATTCTCCTCGGAAGAGGGGCAGGTCGCCGCGTCGACCACCAGGGTCTTCAAGATTCTGAAGGCCAGCGCAGGCGAGTACATCAACGTCGCCGGCGAGTGCGGCGTCCAAGTCGGGGACCAGCACCCATCGGAGTCCGGCCTCTACTGCGTGTCGTACTCAGCGCAGTACGACGGCGACAGCCGGATGGTAATCGTCGCCACGTTCAGTTACCGGGCGACACCAGGCGTCGGCGCCAACGCGGAAAGCAGCGACGGCAAGGATCAGCCGCCGGACGTGCGCCCCGCAAGTTGGTCGATCTCAACGTCGCTCCAAGAGACACCAGCGTACATCTGGAAGGCGATCACAGGGCCGAAAGTCGGCCAACCAGACGAGACGGGGCCGATCGTGAACCCGGCCGGCGACCTCTACGAGGGCGTCGTGCGGCTGGAGCCGATTGTGTCCATATCGGTCTCTCAGTACCAAGCATTCGACCCAACGCTCAACTGCCAATACGCAGGGTACGTCAACAGCAACGAGATTCTCCTCGGCAGCCTCACGATGCCGCCGCGGTCTTGTATGTTCCGGGGGGTGCAGACGACGCCGTCCAATGAGCAATACGGTGGCATCATCTACCGAGGCTGGCGGGCAACTTATGAATTCGCCTACCGCGTGAACTGGGTCGGCGATCCGGTCAACGAAGCCATAGGGTGGGACGTGCTCCAGCCGCAAACCGGCCTCAACGTGAAGGCGTGGAATCCAGCAGCCCCGCCAGCAAACGCCGACAATTACACCCAACCGCTCAAGAAAGACAAGGATTCCGAGGGCTTCTCCATCCTTGAGCCGCTGGCACTGCCGGATGGAATCAGCGCCGGCGACAAAGTGCGTGCCCAGATTCGCATCGCCGCCCCCGACGGCAAGGTGACGCAGAGACCAAGCGCCCAGCCGATCCCGCTCAACGACGACGGCTCAGGCCGCGCCGAGGCCGCAAACCCGAAGGTGCTCTTATACCGCTACCAAGTTCAAAACGACATCAACTTTGACATACTAGGCATAAGGCTGGAATAACGTGGCCGAAGGCTTCCTTCTAGGGCCGGGACTACTTTCCCAGGTGCGTCGAACCATCGACCGCGTCGACGGGGATGCTATAGGGAGCGGTTATCGCCGGATTCCGACGGTGCTCGAGGGGGAGGATGCGCTGCCGGCTGCGAAGGTGTTTCGCATCTGCACGTTCACCGGGGCGTGGGCGATTAACTCAACGAAGACGGTGACGCTCAAATATCAGACCAGCACGCCGAATACGGCGGTCGCGACGAATCTCTTTGCGGACGTTCCGGCGCCGGCCAGCAACGGCGACTGCGCTATCGCACGCGACGGGACGGCTTGGTTTCTCATTGCAGCGGTGTGCTCGCAATGATCGACGACCCTACCTCGCTTCTGTCGCTCGGCATCTGGCTCATGGCGGCCGGAATGTACCCGCTTGGATTCCTTTTTGGCGCGTGCTCTCCGTGCTGCAAAACGTGCCCGGTAGAACACGAGTTCAATAGGTGCGTTCGTTTTGAGCGCAAAACTCCTCTTGCGCCAAAATCTGATTTGGCCCTGGACACCACGCAGGTGCTCAATGCGTATTCCAGGCGAGTATCACGGCCAGAGGATATCGGCGGCATTTGGGCGGGTGACGGCGAATACACACTCCGACTGAATAATTTCTGGCCCATCCACATCCAAAGCCCAAGCGCTCATTCATGGAGCGGACCATCGAGCCAACTTCCGACGACTATCGCAGACACCGCGCTGGTGGCAAGATTCTTAGACGGTCAGGAAACGCTAGAATTCGATTTTGGTGCGGAGGGCGCGTGGCTGGTGGCCGTGCAGGCAGAGCATCCGTACTGCCAGGCCAGCGTTTGCAATTGGAGCTACTTCGGCGTTTCAAACGCCACGCTGTCGATCATTCACGCCCCGCAAGTTGTGCCTTCGGTTGCTAGGCTGACCGTATTTGTTCATCCCGACGCAGACAACGTAAACAACGGATGCCCCGGAGCTGTCTTCCCAACACGCACGCTCCGGGTGATTAACTGCTCGTACGCAGTGATTGAAACAACCTGCCGATTGCCGGTAAACGCCTGGTGCCCAAACGACCAATTTGGAAACACACCTCTAAACCGAGACCCTAACGCACCTGGCGGGTGCGGAGCAGAGCGGTTCACACCGAGCGGCGGTGCGTTTTCAACATTTATTAGTATTGCTACTCCTGTCGCGTCGTTTTTTGATGGTGATCTGTTGAGAGCTATCGAGAACGGGCCATGCGTGACGACAAGGCAAAGCAATGCTGAAAACCAGCCATGGACGCGGCCTTATCTTGTTGAATTAAACATGGAAGGAGATTTTGATGCTGGAATCATGTGCCCGCCGCCATTCAATGACCCGACCGACTTCAACCAGAACGGATTGCCTGACGCCACCGGAATCGCGATGGCGAACGAAGGCTTTGCTTGCCCTGGCCCAGAGGTGACGATCACATTGCCCACTTTGTGGTATTACGGGCCGTGGGTTAGCGAACTTCAGAATTGCTACTACTCAGTTGCACCAGTCGCCGGCGAGGGCGGCGGAACTATTGCGGCAGGCGACTACGTTGGCAATCTCACGCAAAGAACCTGCACAAAAACCGAGGCCCGCATTGAAATCCCGACAACGCTGGCCGGTGGTGGTGGCGCTGGCTTGATTTCGTCAAGATACTACGCGCATCGGTGGGCGTGGTGTAGAGGAGTCGATGTCGAAGGGTTGGTGTTCACGAACGCTGTAAGGCAGCCTGGCACTCCTTTCGTTGACTTGGCAGATCAAGTCGGCGGCTGTGCGGCCGAGTACATGATTAAAGGCCAGCAGTTTTACCAGCAAGCCCTCGCGTCTATTGGCGTGACTGTGCAGGGGCCGGGTGAAGTGGCCCCCGTGCAGTCTCTGGTAATGCCGGTCGGCACAACGCCGGACCCACTCCCTCCACTCCCAAAGCACTCGCTTTTTTCCGGCCAGCCATACCCGGCCTATAACGCGACCTTTACGTGGGAGGGGAACGCCGGCGAACTGATAGCGCCAGCGAACTTTCAGCAGTCTGTTTCACGATCTAGATACGACCGACTGCTGTCAGTCAAGGTGTTTAGCACTACAACCCCGATTGCCGGGTTCGCGCCACCAATGCAAGTGATGGTACCAGGCGACGGCGAATGCGACTTGCCGGAAAACTACACACGGGCGGCAGCGTTCGTACATGAAGGCGTGCGCACATCAATAAACAACTACCCGTCCGGTTCTTACGCTTACGGGTATCGTGTTGTGGGTGCCAAGAGAATATGTTTGTCTGTGTGGTTTTCAGCAAGAGCCTACGACAACGTCGCGGAGCCAACTTGCCCGATACTTTCAGTCGATGTCGTAGATTGGGCCGAGGCGGGCGATTCGCGGCCGTGGTGGATCGAGGACGTGTCTGTTGTTGAAGGCACGTCTCTGTCGATTCGCTTGGCTGCGTGGCCTGCAACCGGGTCGGCCGGTGGATCGCTTGGTGGCGACTTCACGGTGCGAGTCAACTTTCAGTACGGGCACATAGACCTGAGGATTCACCGTGCAAGAAACTGATAAGTGGTGTCGGTTCGATGAGGAGTCGATGCAATGCGTGCGCTGCGGATACAGGGCAGCGCGGCTGCCGACGTATCGAGTGTGCAAAAATCTGGTCGAGATGGCGAGAGATGCCGTCGTTCAGTCGGCGACGCGCCGTGTCCGAGTTCCGCCGCTCCCTATCGGCACCGCGACGGCTCGCGCGCTTTCGTCTATAGGGATCACGCCCGAGCGTTTTTCTAAAGTGATTGGAAAGCCGTGCGGTTGCGAAAAGCGAAAAACCGCCATGGACGCGGCGGGGGCGGCTATCTCGGCGGCGGTGGAGCGGGCCGCAAACGCAGTTATGAACGCGGTACTGCCATACCCGGTTTCGGAGGAAGACATAGCTGCCGTGGCAACGTCGTTTGCTCATTCTCCGACGGTCAACCGCGGCCTTCGGGAAGCAGCGTCGGCTGGTCGCATTGCCGTGCATGGCTCCATTACGGCCGCGAGGCAGGATAAACTGAACTAATGGCCTCATTCTCGCAAATTCCTGGCGAACTCAACATCACCTTCGTTCAAGGTGACGAGGTCGCCATCGCCCTGGACTTCGACCGCGACCTCACCGGGTACACGATCACGACGGCCGTCTACGTGACGGCGGTGTTCGTCTCCGGCGGTGGCGGCTCCGGCTTCGTGACAGGCGTCGGCCAGACGGCGACCACGTTCGCGGTCGAGGAGACCGACCTGTCCGCCGGCCAGGTGAAGATCGGGCTCTCAGAGGCCCAGACCGCCGCCTTGTCGCCGGCCATCTCCTACCGCTGGTACATGCGGTGGGTTGACGGCGGCAACGTCACCAGGACCGTGCTTTCAGGCACCGTGACGGTGGTGAATCCATGAGCATCACGGTCAACGTCGTCGGCCAGACGAACATCGTCACGTCGATCACGAACTCCGACGGAGTCGACGTGTCCATCGGCACGATGGCCGCCCAGACGCTCACGTCGCTGGCGATCATCGGTGGCTCCAACGTCACCGTCACGACGACTTCCGGCGTCTTCACGATCATCGGCCGCGACGTGCCGGTCGACAGCGTGAACGGCCAGACTGGGACGGTTCTGCTGACGTCATCGTCGGTCAGTGCCGCGTCGGCCGTCCACACCCACGTCGTCACCGACATCACTGACTTCGCAGCCGAGGCAGCCAAATACGGCCCCGTTTCCAGCGTCAACGGCCAGACTGGCACAGTCAGCCTGACGTCCGCAGACGTCAGCGCTGCGTCGGCTGCTCACTCGCACACTGCCGGGAACATCACCGACTTCGCCTCCGAGGCCGCGAAGTTTGGCCCGGTGTCGAGCGTCAACGGCCAAACCGGCACCGTCAGCCTGACTTCCGCCGGCGTGAGCGCCGCGTCCGCCGTCCACACCCACGTTGTGACCGACGTGACGGACTTCGCGACAGAAGCCGCTAAATATGGGCCGGTGTCCTCGGTCAACGGCCAGACCGGCACGGTCAGCCTGGCTGCCAGCGACGTGAGCGCCGCCTCGGCCGTCCACACCCACGTCGCCACCGACGTAACGGACTTCTCGACAGAAGCCGCTAAATATGGGCCGGTGTCCTCGGTCAACGGCCAGACCGGCACGGTCAACCTTGTGGCCTCCGATGTCAGCGCTGCCTCGGCGACCCACGCCCATTCGTATGTCCTGTCGCTAAACGGGCAGACAGGAACGCTCTCAATCGCCGCCGGCGACAACGTCACGGTCAGCACCTCCGAGGGCTCGATCACGATCGCTGCCGCTGCCGGAGGAACCTCCGGCGGGAGCGTGACCAGCGTCAACGGCCAGACCGGCACGGTCGGCCTCGTCGCCTCCGATGTCAGCGCTGCCTCGGCCGTCCACACCCACGTCGCCACCGACGTGACGGACTTCGCGACAGAAGCCGCTAAATATGGGCCGGTGTCCTCGGTCAACGGCCAGACCGGCACGGTCAGCCTCGTGGCCTCCGATGTCAGCGCTGCCTCGGCGACCCACGCCCATTCGTATGTCCTGTCATTGAACGGGCAGACAGGAACGCTCTCAATTGCCGCCGGCGACAACGTCACGGTCAGCACCTCCGAGGGCTCGATCACGATCGCTGCTGCTGCCGGCGGAACCTCCGGCGGGAGCGTGACCAGCGTCAACGGCCAGACCGGGGCGATCACGCTGGTCGCCACCGACGTCAGCGCCGAGAAGCGGCTCACATGGGGCGTCGTCAGCATCGACAACACATCCGCGACTCTCGAGCACAACGTCGACTTCGGGACGGCGACAGTGATCCGAGTCACCCCTATCACCGAAGGGAACTTCGGCGCCACCGGCGCCGCCAACGGCTCTGAGGGCGCCCACTACCGCCTCATCAACGCGACCACAATTCTCGACCCGTCGCTCGCATTCACCATCGTCTACGAGTCGACGGCGAGTTTCGCGACCAATCGATTCCACACCGTCGACGGCCTCGACCGCGTCCTCGGCCCGTCGGAGCAGGCCGAGATCATGTACGACCCGTACATCAACCGATGGAGAGTGACGCCGTGCTGCGGAGGCGGCTACTAGGCTCGAGCCTCCTCAGAGCAGGCCGGCTGGCTCTTCGCAGGCCACTCGACGCCCGCCGAACAATCGCTCGCGCCAGACTTCTGGACGCTTCTGCGGCCAGCGTCGAAGAAGACCGCCTGGTCGACTGGATCGTCGAGGAGGCGGCCGACCGCAGGGTTTTCTGCTCAAGGAAGGCCGCCCAGAGGCTCTTGGCGATTGCCGACAAGGCAAGAAGGCCGTACACGCCGCCGAAGCGAAGTGACGTCGACGTCATCATCGCCTACTTCAACCCGGCCAAATACAAGAGGTCGGCCACCCACATCCACAAGACGTGCTGCGAGCTTCTCGCCGTCGGAGTCACGCCGATCGTCGCCGAGGTCGTCCACGACCAGGCGGTGGCGCTGCCGGAAGGCGTTCACAGGCTTCAGTTCTTCAGCAAGTCAGTTCTGTTCCACAAGGAGAACCTCCAGAACCTCGCCGCCTTGGCGTCGACGAAGCCAAAGATGCTCTTCATCGACTGCGACCTTGAGTTCTCGAGGCGAGACTTTCTGGACGCTGTCAGCAAATCCCTCGACGAATACGACGTCGTCCAACCGTTCGTCGAGGCCAATTGGCTCGACAGAAACGGCGCCATCGGCGAGACCAAGATCGCGATGGCGGAGGCGATGCGCTCCGGCTCAGAGCCTAACATCAACAAGTTCCACCCCGGCTTCGCATGGGCAATGACGCGAGCCGCGTTCGACGCTCTCGGCGGCTTCTATGACCTCCACGTCATCGGAGGGGGCGACAGCGCCTTCGCCTACGCCGTAGCCAGAAGCCCCATGGAAAAGCACATCCCGACATCAGCCTGCGTGGCCGCGACAGCAAGCCACCAAGAATATGCCAAGCGCGCCGCGGCGATCGGCCTTCGCGTCGGCGCAACGCCGGGCAGGGTGTTCCATCTCTGGCACGGCACGAGGCAAAACCGCAGGTACTCGTCCAGGTACTCATACCTGCCAGCCACAGTCGACGGCGAATACCCAGTCATCCGCAGGCCGGACGGCCTCCTCGAGTGGGTCGACGACGCGCACTCAAGGCAACTGCTTCAGTATCTTCTCGACCGCCAGGAGGACGGGTAGATGGATTTCACCCAAGACTGGTTTTCGTGGCACGAGAAGATATGGAGTGCCGTGGTTCTGCCGCGCCTCCAAGCCGCACCGGACAGGTGGCTGGAACTCGGCTCATACGAGGGCAGGTCTGCCGCGTGGGCGCTCGAGCACATCGGCGGCGAGGTCGTCTGCGTCGACGCCTGGGGCAATGAGTCGATTGAGCGCCGATTCGACGAAAACGTCGGTGGCAGGGTCACCAAGGTCAAATCCTTCTTTCGGCCGTTTCTGCTGCGCGCTGTCTCCGAAAAGCAGAAATTCCGCGGCATCTACATCGATGGCGACCACTGCGGCCGGGCGACGCTGGAGACAGCAGTGCTATCATGGATGCTGCTGCCGCCGGGCGGCATCATGGTCTTCGACGACTACCGCTACCACAACAAGGCGACGGCCTCGATCGGCAGGATCGACACCTGCATCGGCATCGACGCCTTCCTCTCCTGCTACCGCCTGAAACTCCAGGTGCTGCACCACGGCGATCAGGTGATTGTCACGAAAACCGCATGATTCGGCCTTGACCGGCGTCTAGGCGACAGGAGAGGATAAGGCCATGGCAGCCGACCACCACTTCCTGATCGCCGGCGCCAAGTGGCTCTGGAGATACACCCGCCTCCGCGGCAATGCCGCGGGTTGGGCGTACTTGCCGGACCCCAAGAACCCGAAGATGCCCAGGAAGGTGCTCATCGACAGTCGCCTCAATGGCAGGGCACTGCTCGAGACGGAGATTCACGAGGCGCTGCACATCTGCTTCCCGCAGATGGACGAGGCCGTGATCACCGAGGCGGGCAGAGACATTTCCCGCGTTCTCTGGTTCCTCGGCTACCGAATCGACAGCGACAAGGCGCCGCAGTGAGACTCCAGAGGCTCAACGACAACCTCGTGGTGCCGCTGTCCAAGATGCTCTCCGGCATCGAGGGCTCATTCCGGCCGTTCGGCTTCTCGCCGGCCGAGATTCGCAAAGCCGCCCACGAGGAAGACGAGCACTGGGTCATCGTCGCCTCCCAAGACGGCATCGCCCGCGGCGCCGTGCTGGCCTACGGAATGCTCCGCGGCTGGCATGACGGCTACCGCCGGCCGTCGCTAGGTCTGGCCGTCAGTCGCATGTACAGACGCCGAGGTCTTGGCACGGCACTGCTTCTGCACCTGCATCACGTCGCCGCCATCAGGGGTGTCGATGAGATCATGCTGCACGTCGACGACGACAACGCCGCCGCCAAGTCGCTCTACCTCTCCATGGGATATCGGCCGCAAGGAGGAGAATGGACATGCCGACTCGACGACTGACGATCACCGAGAAGGTGCTCGAAAAAGTGAAGGCCACGCCACCTCGACACAAGACGTGGTTCGACCGGCTCGACGCCTCGCACCAGTCTGAACTCGCGGACATCCGTCGCGGATGGCAGGCCGGCGACATCAAGTCTTCGGCTGTCAAACTCGCCAGCCACATCTCGACGACGCTGCGCGAGGACGGCATCTCGACAGTCGGCATTCAGGGGGTCTTGCAGTGGCTCAGAAACCGCGACTGAAGCAGGCCGTCCTCGACAAGGTCGTCGAAGACCAAGTCGCTGCCGGGCCGCCGGAGGACGCCGAACAGGTCACCAAAAAGACCGACGGCGACACCGTCGAGGTCCGCAGCACGAGCCGCCGCATCAAGACTGTCGAAGACCTCCTCGAGCACATCGAGGCGGATATGACGAGGTATGAAGTGGCTGCCTCCGAAGCAACGAAGTGGGAGTGTGCCTCGAGTGACGGCGACGGCAACACGACGGTGACCGAGTTGCACCGAGTCTTCGTCAGACTGAAGCCCAAAGCCGGCCCAGGCGTCCGCGAGATCGTCGAGGCGATGATCGCCGGTGCCGTCGGGCTCAAGTCGCGGCCGGTGAGCCGGCACAAGCGCGGCGGCGACGGCCCGTGGCAGGTGATCGTCGTTGCAGACACGCACTTCGGGAAGCGCGGCTGGAAGAAGACAACCGGCCAGGCAGACTACGATCTCGACATCGCGGCGAGCGTCGTCCGCGAGGCGGCGACGGAGTTGATCGCCATCGGCAACGAACTGAAGCCGGCTCGCCGGACGATCTTGATGCTCGGCGACCTGTTCCACTTCGACAACCCGAAGTGGCAGACGACCAGCGGGACGCAACTCGACGGCGACGGCCGGCTCCAGAAGGTCATCGAGTACGGCAGCGAGACTCTGTTGGGAATCGTCGAGCAGTCGGCGGCGTTTGTGTCGACCGACGTACACATCGTCAACGGCAACCACGACGAAACCCTGACGGCCGCGTTTCAGCGGATCATGTTCGAGCGGTTTCGCAACGACCAGCGTGTCGCGGTCTCGATGAAGTTCACCGGCCGGCAGTACGTCACGCACGGCGGCAACTTGCTTGGCATGGCCCACGGTCACAAGGCGAAGAAGCGGCTGCCGCAACTCATGGCGCTGGAGGCAGCAGCCGACTGGTCGAAGTGTCCGTACCGCGAGTATCACACCGGACACTTCCACTCCCAAGCGGCTGAGTGGCAGAGGCCCATCGAAACCATTGATGGGGTTCTGGTCAGGACGGCGCCATCGATCGGCGGGACAGACGAGTGGCACGCCGACGCTGGCTTCATTGGCTCCCGACGGGCTATGGAGACCTTCCTCTACCGACCGGAAGGCGGGCTCACGGCCATGCACGTCGCCGGGGTGCAGCCATGATCCTCGGAATCGCAGGGGCCGCCGGCAGCGGCAAGG